TCGTTGGAAACCTTATCAAGGCAAAGACTGCTAAGTCGCGTCTGAGTAAGGAGAATAAAGATGTTACTGTTCGCTTGTATTACGATGAGCGGGGTCTTGATCGCTACTATGGTCTTCTTGAACTCGGAGAAATTGCGGGACTCTGGAAGAATGTAGCGGGTCGTTATGAGATTGATGGTAAGAAAGTTTATGCCAAGGCAATCTACAAAGACCCTGATCAATACTTCACCCCTGAGGTGATGGAAAAACTTGACGAGGTTGCTCGTAAAGAATTTAGTTACGGTGAGTGATGAGTGACAGGATTGAACTGACTATTCTAAGGAACTTAATTCATGATGAAGAGTTCCTTAGAAAGGTTTTACCATTTGTAGAACCTGATTATTTTGATGAACGCAATGAACAACTTATCTTTGAGGAAATCAGTTCTTTTGTCAACCTATATGATAAAGTTCTGACCCCAGAGATCCTTAATATTGAAGTTCAAAACCGTGATGATATCTCTGAAACAGAATGCAGAGATGCTTTAAAGTTGGTTGAGATCCTAACTGAGAGTGAAACACACACTCAGTGGTTGCTTGATGCCACTGAAAAATGGTGCCGTGATCGTGCTATCTATTTGGCACTGATGGAATCTATTCAGATTGCAGACGGTAAGGATAGTAAAAAAACTAGAGATGCTATCCCAGGTATCATGCAAGACGCTCTTGCCGTCTCGTTTGATAACCATATTGGTCACGATTATCTTCAGGATTATGAAGCAAGATATGACTACTACCACAAAGACGAGTCAAAAATCCCGTTCGATCTGGAATATCTTAACAAGATTACAAAAGGCGGCATGCCTAATAAGACACTCACTGTTGCTCTGGCTGGTACTGGTGTTGGTAAATCTCTCTTTATGTGTCATGTGGCAAGCTCGGTGCTACTACAGGGGAAAAATGTGTTATATATCACGCTTGAGATGTCTGAAGAAAAAATTGCAGAAAGAATTGACGCTAATCTTTTGGATGTTAACATTAGAGACCTAGCAGAACTTCCTCGTCAGTTATTCGACACAAAGGTTGCAAAGGTTGCTGCAAAAACTCAGGGAGCACTTATAATTAAAGAGTATCCAACAGCAAGTGCTCATAGTGGTCATTTCAAGTCTTTGCTTAGCGACCTGGCACTTAAGAAATCTTTTCGCCCTGATATTATTTTCGTTGATTACCTTAATATATGCGCTTCCTCCCGCTATCGCGGAGCCATTGGTGTCAATTCATATAGCTACATCAAGGCTATTGCTGAAGAACTTAGAGGACTTGCTGTCGAAGCCGAAGTCCCTATCGTATCTGCCACCCAGACCACTCGTTCTGGTTATAGTAGCAGTGATGTTGACATTACTGATACCTCTGAGTCCTTTGGGCTCCCTGCTACTGCTGATCTTATGCTTGCCCTTATTTCATCTGAAGATCTTGAAGGACTCGGGCAAATTATGGTAAAGCAATTGAAGAATAGATATGGTGATCCTACAGTTAATAAGAGATTTGTGGTTGGAATTGATAGATCTAAGATGCGTTTATATGATTGTGAACAGAGTGAAGGTGGTTCTCTTCTTGGGGAAGGTGACAATACCGTAGAGGATTCATTTAAAAAAGAAAATAAATTTGAGGGATTTAAATTTGATTAAATCTAAGACCGATATCTGGGAAGAAATTTCAGGACTGAATAATCTTGAGATTGAGTTTCATATGTTGAATGGGAATATCCCTATTCTTATGGCGAAAGATGTATTCAAATACCCCGATAAAGTTCAAGAGTTTTTAAGTTCTTTAGATTATTGGGAGACTAAAAAATTTAGTTCAGATACAATCATTCGCCCTGGTTTAACTCATCAATTTGCAGAACCACTCTTTCCTTTTATAGCAAAAGAGTTTACTCCTGGACTGTCTAAACTTTTTGGTGTTAATAATTTACGACCAACTGACATTTACTGTAGTGCTTTCAGTGGAGATATGACTCTAGATCCCACTGGAGGATTATGCTGCTATCCTCATATGGATAGTGATATGGATCAAACTGGACAAGAACAAGACTGTCCTTGTTTAGTGTTAAATTTAAATCTTACTAAAAGTGTTGATCCAGTTACTACTGGATTTTGGTCTTGGAGAGGAAAAACTAATTTCTTACAAATGGATAGAGACGATAAGAATAGTTTGAATAACTTCTATGATCGTCATGAAGATTTGACTATTGAAAATTGGTTTCAAGTTCATGACTACGAAGATTTTAAAATTGAAACTCAAGCCGAAATGGTGTATAATAGTATGGTAGTGTACTTCCCTGGAGTCCTTCATAACCCATATATCAAACCTGAGTGGTTTGCAGATAATCATAGACTAATGATGTCAATCTTTTACAACTTATCTCCTGAGGGACTAGATTTTGAAGAAGGAGATTGTGAACTAGTCAGTGCCGCATGGGAGCATTTTAAGCTAGATACATTGTTCAACTATCATCCACAACTAACAGAACCCCAATTTTAATCATGCCTACTTATTCTTCTGCTATCGCTGATGGAACGCCAGATCCCCAGAAACCCGTAGCAACTCCTCCTCGCCGTCCACGCGCTAAAGAATTTTGGGAGGTAGAACCTGGTGATCCTGGAACTGAAGGTTGGTCCGATAACCCCGAAGATCCGACTGGTCCTCAAATTGGTAACCCTGCAGCAGCTGCTCCAGTAGTAGCACCAACTCCTCCTACCCCACCTGCACCTGCGCCACAAATGCCTGTAGTAGTGACTGCACCACAATCAACAACTCCTAAAGATAAGTATGTTGAGTTTGTTAATCAGGTGACAAGCCAACCTTCCAAGGATCCTGCACAATTCATTTCTCGTATTGCCACACTTCAGGCAAGTGGTTGTGAAGTGCAGCGTCTTCTGACTGCTGCCGTAGGTATGTCTGCTGAGGCAGGAGAGTTTACTGAGATTGTCAAGAAGGTTATCTTCCAAGGAAAGCCTTGGGATGAAGATAACATCGAACATCTGAAGGTTGAACTGGGTGATGTCCTCTGGTATGCTGCTCAAGCATGCATGGCACTCGATGTTTCTTTTGAAGAGGTGCAGGATCGTAACATTGAGAAACTGTCGAAGCGTTATCCTAGCGGAACCTTTGATGCTTACTACTCTGAAAACCGTAAAGCAGGTGATATCTGATGACTAAAAGACAATTCGTAACTAGTAAAGGTGAAACTTGGGAGTGGGAAGAGACGCCCGAAGTTACTAAGGCAGTAGCAAAATTGCACGAGACTATTCGTAACTTAGAGAAAGACCATGCTCGTAAGGGTGGGGATTACGGCAGCGGTAAATGACAACAATCATTAACTACATAACAGCATTCTGGACTGTAGTTGTGATGAATTGCATTCAACCTGTGAACTGGGAGTATTGTCTTCCAGTTCATGAGTGGTTACTACCTGAACTGGATTATGCATGGAAACTCAAGACTGGTGAGATAGTTCCCTATCAATCTGAAAAGGACATTCTAAATAACAGGGAGTAGTACTCCCTTTTTTTAATGGCTGAACCGTCTGAAGGATTTTTTGCAGGTTGTGCTTTATGCACTAATCAGGAAATGGATGCTGCTGTCAAAGATGAGACCAGTCTCCAAAACTTTTACAACCAGATGTACCAGAGGTACATGGGCGGAGCAGTTGTTGGTGCTGGCAATGTAAAAAAAGATTTTGAAAAAGCAGTTACCTTAGGGCCTTCTGTAAAAAAAGATAAGTTTTATTCTGATCTGGTTGTTGGTATATCTGCAGTAAAAGCAGTAAGATCTTTTCTTGCTAGAAGTTCTGCAATGAAAGGTATATCAGGTAATGCTGTACCTAATGCGGTGTATCTGACAGGAACTCAGTGGCCTGATGCTGTACAACAGTTTAAGTTTGCTGCCTTTGGAATGGCAGATTATAATTCATCAGATCTGATTCTACAGTATGGTTCTAATTATGTTGGGGTATCTCTAAAGAAAAAACCTAAAGGAACTGCACCAGATCCAACTCTAATTAATAAAGCATTTGATACTGTATTGAATGGTCCACAGTTCAATACTATTAAGACCCAACTACAAGCAGCAAGACAGAATTTCTTTGCTGGTGTTATTAAAGAAGCATTGATTAGTGGTCCTTTAGTTGGACTAGCTCAACTTCCTGATGGTAGTAATCCTAGAAGCGCCCCACCAGAAAAACTATGGAGCACTAGAGTTGGTATATACAAAAATGGTAAAATTCAAACAGTACCTTTAATTAACCTGAAAGATGTTTCCCTTGTAGGTGATCCTGCTCTTCTAAACGCAAAAGATATAGATAGAAAAACTACAAATGCGATGAGAGATTTTGTCAATAGTAAACTTGGCAAAGTTGGCAGTCAACCAAACTCATTGTATAAACAGTTTCTTACTATCATCAAGCAGAACCAGCAGTTGTTTGCGGATACTTTAATTAATCTGATCCTAAAAAAATCTCTATCGGATACTCTGAGTGAATACACTAGAAATAACTTTGAGTTTATCTTGACTACTGGAGTAGGACAGGTTACAATAGCTAAATCTACAGGTATGAACATTCAAGAGGGTACTGGAACCTGTATTGGTATTGATAGTGTTGGACTTGCTCTTGCTTATTTGAGAAGACAACCTAAGACTATTGATATTGATGAGGCAAAAACTGCAGCATCTAATGCCGCCAAACTGTTTTTTAAAGTTAAAGCTGGTCCAATGGATCTGTTAGAACTTGAATTAAGATACAAGGGAGACTTTAAGGCTCAACCTCAGTTCCAAGCATTTCTTTCTACCGAATTTAAGTCTCTACTAAAAGGAGAATTCGGAAACGCACGAAACATTATTTTTGGTTAAATGCATATTGATTTATTTCCTAGTAGAATATTTAAATATAATCTACAACTCCCTGAATTGAAACAAAAAATGGTAGACCGATATCATTCTTGGTCTGATCATTCAGCAAATAAGACTCCTAACGGATGGAGTTGTGATGTTAGAACTGAGTTTCAAGGTGCATTCCCTCAAGAAAATAAAAAATATTATGATGAACTATTAAAAGAATGGAGAAAAGAGATAGGGTTATTTGATAAACCTTACATTGATGAGATATGGATGAATGCATATGAGACTCAGCAGTTTCAAGAATCTCATAGACATCTACCAGGATTTTATTCTGGTATCCATTACATAATGTTTGATCCAAAAGTGCATGTAGGCACTACATTCCAGAATCCACAAGACGCTATTCATTCTTTTATGTTTGATGATAGTTTTATGGATGAAAATATCAATTCATACTTGCAGGAAAACCAGACACCTGATGTGCAGGAAGGAGATGTGATCTTATTTCCATCTCATTTAAAACATTTTGTTA